TCTTTTATTAAATTCCATAAACCTTTCTTAGCCATTACTGTGGCCTCACGATCAAAGTGTGGTATATGGGCTTGTCACCACGATAGGTCAGAATGTTGATGATCTTGGCTTCGCGGGTTTCGCCTGCCTGTGGATACTGCACACGATCCGCTTCTGTTGGGTAATAATCGCCAAGCTCTGCCGTACCAATCAAGATCTTTACGTCCGTGCTTTGGTACAAGCCCTCGGATTCGCGTGGGGTAAGGCGGCTGATGAAGCCCTTTACCGGCACAGTGGCGTCCGCTCCAGTTACAGCCCCTGTGGTGGGGTCGTAGGCGCGGGGTGTAGTGGTCTTGATGTACGTGATGTCCTGGCCCCAGTCATTGAAGATTTGGGCTGGAATCGGCGAAAAAGTGTCGTCTATTTTTGACATTTCATCCTCTAACAACGCGCACTTGATAACCCCCAGAACCGCCCAAGGTGAAAGCTCCAAGGTAAGACTGTAACCAGGGGTAGACATCAAAAATGTTGTTCACAGATCCAGTTGCCTGGCTATCTGTGTTGTACTTCACCTTTAGTTCACCAAGCTCAACTTCTTCATACAAACCTTCGGTTCCGGTGTTACCCGTGACCGCATCGGTGTCGTTCGCTAAGGCGCGTGCCAGCTCGTAGGTCGCGTATTTGATGTCAGATGGGATGGCGGAGCAGGTTAGTTCCACTCGATCAACGTGGTAGTTGTTGCGCGGCCAGCTCAATGCTTGGCCATTGTCGCAACGGTCGCCGTAAAAGTTAAGTACGTCGATCCAGCGGGTTGCGCTAATAATGGCGCGGTTCTTTTGGTCGTCTGTTTTGTCGTCCCAGGTTGAGGAATTTGGGACGGTCTCGAAATAGGCGTTTGCTTCCGCCAGCGTTACAAAGCTGTTGGAATTTGCGCCCTTTAATGTGGCATCTATTGTTGCGGCCACAAGACTGCAGAAATACTTTCCTTGATTTTAGCCCAATAAAAAACCCCGCCGAAGCGGGGCAATATCAGCTTTTGCTGGACGGATCAGGCGATTGCACTGGTGTCCAGTGGGCTGTTGACGATCAACTCGACCATTGGGATCAGGTCGGTGTCGTAGGTGGCTGCCCAGTTGCCAGCAGTGGCCAGAGTGCCGTTGGTGGGGTTGTCACCAGCACTGGTCCACTTGGTGCCCATCACGTGATAGGCGGTGTGGTAGTCCACAGAAAGCACGTCTTGCTTCGAGAGCACGTTGCGGTCTGCTTCAATACGCAGATCCTGCTGGACGCCTTCCAGAACTGAACCACCCTTCATCAGGAAGCAGCGGAACTCCTTGACGTGGGTTGCCGTGCCAGGGATCACAGTGTTGACCTGTGGGTCCATGATCACGTTGCAGCCTGCGAATTCGCCGATGGAGCGGGCTCCAACGCCGACGCCGCCACCACCCCAGGTCACGGCGCCAGAAGCGGCCAGTGCAGAGGTGCTGAAGGTAAGAAGGCCAACCTGATACAGGTAGAAACCAACGGATGGGTGGACAATCAAGGTGTCCAGCTCATCGCCACGCTCGCCAAGAGCAGCGCGGGCCTCAGCCAAATTGGCTGCGGTCAGGAAGTTGGCTTCGCCTTGTCCTGAAGTTGCAGCGATTGCCTTGTCCAAAGAATGGGCAGACAATGCTGTGCCAAACAAACCAGCAAGCTGCGAGAACAAGCGTGCGCTGTTCAGCTTGTTGATTGCATCGGCAAGCTGGTTGCGGATGTGAAGCATTGGGTCTTCGCCCGCTGCCAACATTGCAACGTCATCCACTGCATACGCGAAACCGCGATGGCAGATGGAAGCGATTTGGGTTCCGGTGCCAATCTTCTGGGGAGTCAGGTAGCCAGCGGTGCTTGTGCCCCACGTAGCTGTACCGTCCATGATCTCCTCAGTGGGAGATACTGGATTGAACTCAGGGACTTGGATGCGGGTGCCGCCTTCGCGGGCATCCAGCAAAGGATTACGAACAACAGCGCCAGACTTGATGAACAAGCTGCGCTCTTTTACTGCCTCAGACACATAGGTGCTGAGATTATTCCTCTTTACGATGTCCGCGAGTAGGACACCGCCGGAATAATTCTGAAATGGTGCGGCCATCTTAGAAAACCAACGTTAAAGGTGTGCGGGGTCCAAGCCACGGACTTGGTGAGACACGCCCCACCGGGGCTACAAAGAAGCTTCCCTTTCCAGCACAGCTGCAAGTTCAGGCTCCTCTGCTTTTAATTGCATTTGTCTCGTTATGTTAATACTACCGGCCTTGAATGGATTGGCCATTCCAGGGGCGATAACAGAATTTGGTGTGGGTTTGGCCCCCATGCCAGCGGCGCTGCTGGGCTTGAAGTGGTGCTCAAAACCTGAACCAGGGTTCTTTAAATTGCCTAGATAGTTAGTAATATCTTGTTCGACACCTTTGTCCAAAATTACAACGTCGCCGTTGTCCTTTTTGTGCAGGTTGTTTTGTACCAGCTGCAGCATTTGCTCGGCGTTGATGGCACCGGCTTGGCTGATTGCTGATAACGCTTTTGTACGCATGGAAGCTTCCTCGTTGGAGACCTTTAGGTCCGCCAATTGGCGTTCCAATGCACTGATTTGAACGTCTTTTTCTTGGGCGCTTTTATTAGCTTCCTCCCAAAGGTCTTTCCACTGGCCTTGGTCTTCCAGCGTTTGCTTGCGCTGGTCGTCCTGCTTTTTGTATACGTCGTCTAGCTTGGATTTGATGCCTTGAAAACGTTCCTCGGCTTCAGTTGCCTGCACTTTTAATGCAGCAAGCTGGGCCTCATATTCGGCTTTTACAGCAAGCGCAGGGTCTGGTTGCTGTGGAGCGGTGTCGGCTGCAGCCACGGGCTGGTCAGGGCTCGCCACGGGCGTTTCCTGGATGACGTGCTCTTCCATAGTCAGGAGTCAAAAGTAGAGGTAGGGGTTTCTTCCGCAGGCTTTGATGGCTTGCGCTTACGCACAGCTTTACATACCTCGGGTTCAGGCTCTGGCTGGGGTTCGCGTAATTCCACGAGTTCCCATACTTCAGAACCGTCAGGTTTCAGTACTTTTTCTAGTGATTTGCCCATGTAGGCATACTCCATGTACTTGTTTAGTCTACTTATGTAGTTTACAAGAACCTAGGGTTTGCGTTTATTCCTCTTCGGCGTCTTGAGTATCGGTCTCACCGCCTTGTTCCTCGCTAGCGGTAGGAAGGATTTCACCCTGGACCAGGATTTGGCGGAACTCGTCGCGGCCCAGGACACCTTGCTCAAACAATGTCGTCAACGCGGTTACGTCCTGCCCGATTAAACGGTCAATGTCAAAATCACGGCTGATCTTTACTTCGGGTGGTGTAATTCCTACATAATCGGCGGCTAAATTAAACGCTTTTTGTAGGGATTGCTCTAGGTCGAGAGATACCATGGACAGCATTGAGTTTGTGTCTACGCGGTCCAGGCGGCGGGCGTCGGCGGATTCGGCAACAAACTTTTGCTGGCTTAACGTGCTGATGCCGAGGGTGGCCATCTGCATCTGCAGCTCACGGATTTCGTTGGACTGTGCTTCAAATGCGTTCGCGGCTGGTTCCACGTAATAAACTGTGTTGCCAGGTTGGGTTGCCATGGCGTAGTTGACGCTGGTGGCTACGTCTTTGGATTGGTCGTCCCAGCCTTCGAGGACAAGGATTGGCTGGCTTGCGATGTGCAGGCTGTGGATTAAATCGGCCTGGCGTTGGAAATGGGCCAGGTTTAAATACGCGATGTCAAGTAAGGGCGGCTTACTTGTAAGGGTGTCGGTCTTGCCCGCGTAGGTTGTTACTAGGGGGATTTGGCCCAGGGTGTAGTCGCCTGATTCCACTAGCTCGTAGTCCGACGTGGCATCTGTTGCGTCGAAGGCGTTTGGATATGGGAAGCCTCCCTGCATATCCTTTTTGGTTTCTACTTGGCGGTAGATGCGGTATTGGCCGGGCTCGATTACACGGATCTGGTCGTATACTTTTTCGCCAAATTCGCCGTCAGGGACTACTGCTTTTTCTTTGATGCGGACCTGTACAAGATTGCCGTAGTTGACTTCACGGTCCAACCGCCAGCCGTAGATGTTGTCTGGGTCAACTTCAATCCAGTACGGGCGGCGGTTAAGTTCGCGCTCTTCCGCAAGGCTGCGGGCACCCGTTGGTGCGGGGAAATCTACCAGCGTGTGGCAATGGCCGTAGGTTAGTGAGCACAGCAGCAGGCGGCGGGCATACTCGTCTAGGTCTGAGCCGCAACCATCAACGTCTTTTGCGAAAATACCGGTCCAGTATGGGTCGCCTACCAAACTGATCGGCTTGCGTAGAATTAGTCCTGCAGCGGCACGCACCAGGCGCTGGGTAAACGGTGAAAATACTGCGCGGTTTACACGCGCTAAATACGCGGTGTAGTCCTCGCGGGGTTCAATTGGTAAGAAGGCTTCGCTGTTTTCACGTAGGTATTCCGTCCCAAGGGTGACGGCCTTCATGATTTCCCAGCCCTTCATCATGTCCAGCACCGCTTGCGTGCGGGTGAACGGACTGTCCGCTCCACCGAGGGTGTTGGAACTTACAAGGTGGGTGCGGATCTGGCCGGGAACTGAATAGGTCATCTAGTTACCATTTCTCGCGATTTGCCCAGTAAGCGGCGGACATTTTACCTTTTTTGATATTAGCGGCGTGGCGTTTCTTAAATGCTTCCCGGCGTTTGCGCGAGGATTCGCTTTCGTTGTCCTTTTTTGGGCTGCCTGTTACGCCCTGTTGGCCGAAACGGATCAGTTTTACCGTGTCGCCTTCTTTGGCAAGCACGGCGTGGCTCTTGTTTGCGTGGCCTGGGGTGCGTTTTGGCTTGTTGTAGCCGCTAAATTTTTCGCCTCGGTATTCGATCATTCTTCGTCCTCAACTTCGATCATTACTTCGATGCCGCTGGCAAGACGTACCATCAGACCCGCGAAATCTTCGGGGTCTTGGGGCGTCATAAAGGCGAAGGAGGCTTCGGTGGTGCGGCTTTCGGAATCCACCTCAAGGTGGGTGCAAAAGCCGGTGACGATTCGGGTGCCCATTATCCGTGGTAAGCAGTGACAATATGGGGCGTTAAAGATACCGTTCCAGAGGAAATGGAAGCAATTCTCATGCGGATCTGGGATGCAGGCTTCCCGTTGTAGAAGTAGACGTATTGGCCGGATTCATTGATGGTCTTACTGGTGTCGATTGTGAACCAGTTGCCGTTGCCGTTGAAATTTGCCTCTAAAGCTAAGGTGAAATTGCCTTCGCTTGTGACGGCGGCTGCAAATGAGTATTCGCTGGTGTGGCCATGGACCGCGAACCAGTCGTTTACGGCGGTCATTGTTGCCCCTGTGTATTCGACGACGTTTGTAAACCGGTCGACGGCAGTTGTAGCGACAGCAGCCATTACTTTTTACCCTTTGGCTTGCGTTTTTTAGCTGTTTTGGCTGCTTTTTTGAACGCTCCAGCGGTTGGGGCGCCCTTTGAGCCTGGTTTACGCATTTTTTCGTTCGCGCCAGCCTTGATCCGCTTACGTTTGGCGTGGATATTGGCGTAGAGGCCGCGTTTTGCCATGGAATACATCGCGCTTGGTCTTAGTCTACTTCGCTGGGTTCAGCTGAATCTACCTCTTTTTGTGGTGTTATTTCGGCCTCGATTACGTCGCTTTGCGGTAGTTGGGCGGTGACTACTTTGGGTTCTACTTGGATACTTAGGGAAGGCACTTGGACCGATACTTGTTCGGGGGTGTTTTCGCCTAAAACGCGGCCCAGGGAGTCCAAAACTTGGGCTGCGACTTGGTAGTGGCCCTTTTTCATCGCGGCGTGGACGACGCGGAGGCGCATCGTTTGGATGCGGCCCAGCATTGCTTCGCGGTCGCGGATCCAGTCCTCTTCCGTCCAGCTTTTTACTTGGTCCCAGTCGCGCCAAGCCGTGGGGATGCTGACTCCTTCGCGGGCGCTGTGTTCATATACGATTTGGCGGACGCTGTGGCCGTCAAGCTGGTGCCGGTACATCCGGCGTTGGCGTGCTTCGATGTATTCCTGGGCGCGTTTATCACCACGGCTTCGCTTTTGTGGCCCCTCGTAATTAACCATTAGTTCGTGTAGCTCAATACAGCCTATATGAAGTGGTGCCCATTACGCCGGATTTTGCCAGGTTGAATTGTTGTAGGCATAAATAACCGAAGGCGTCAAATGCGTGGTCTACGCCTAAATTTTTGTTTGGTAGGCCCGTTCCAGGGGCATAGGTCAGGCTGCGGAATGATTTGATTAGTTCCTTGCAGCGGGGGTGGATGAAGCAGCGGCGCGTTCCAGTGGCGTCTAGAAGCGCGGTGTTGACGGCGGTGATTTTGTCGCGTACTTTCCATGGGCTGCGGGGTGCGCAGACGCGGAATCCCGATTTTCGTAGGATGTTGTGGTCTGTAGCGCCTACACCTTGGGTTTTGCGGGCGCCGCCCGTTGGGTCCGGGCAGGCCATGATGCGGCGTTCCAGGCCGAAGCGGCGGATTACTTCTTCCGTGAAGTCCCAGGTGGTGGCGCCGCCCGTTAGGTGGATTTCGTCGAAAACGTAGAGGATGTCGTTGTCTTTGACCGCGCAGATTCCGGTCATTGGGTCCACGTTGAAGTCGACGCCCAGTAGTAGTGGCAGGATTGGGATGTCCTTTGCGGCGGTGCTGATGTTGGCGTCGCCGAATGAGACGGCAACGAGACCGGATAGGTTTTCAAAGCTGGCCTCGAACTCTTGGCGGAAAGTTCGGGGGTCTAGTTGGCCTCGTGCAGCTTCGATTTCTTCCGGTGGGACGTTGCCGCCCTCAATTGTGGTGAAGCTCCACCGTTTCCAGTTAGCGTCGCCTGTGATGCAGTACTGCCAAAGTTCGTAGAACCAGCTGGCCGTTCCATCGGGGGTGGAAATGAATAAGGCCCAGCCCTGTTTGTCGGCGAGTGCGGGGCGGATCACCTCGAACCAGACGGCGGCGTCCATAAATGCGGCTTCGTCGAGTACCACGCCGGAAAGGCTGCGGCCTCGCAGTGCCATTGCGTTTTCGGTTCCCTTTAGTTCGATCGTGGAGCCGTTGACAAGTTCCAGCTTGAGGTCCGTTTCGTTCTTGGATTTGATCCAAGCTGCGGGGACAATACGTTTCATGACTTTCCAGGCAATGTCTTTTGCCATTCGGTAAGTCGGGGCGCAGTAGAAAAATGTTTCGCCGGGGCTGGCAATCGCTCCACGCAAGAGTTCGATGCAGGCTAAATAGGACTTTCCGAAGCGGCGGCCTGCGACCAGTACGCGAAAACGTACGTCGCTGTTGAAAACTTCACCCTGTGCGTGCCGTAGCGATAGCGGGGGTGGTGTACGTACGGCCATACTACAGTAGAAGGTATTGGGTGCGTATTTTTTTGGGGCCTGTACTACAGGATAGTTGACTTTTCGGAGATACCCCCTTAGTATTACAGTAACAGATGTTTCCCACGTACCAGCAGGTTCCCTATGTCCTT